GTCTATGACCCTCACCCTTGCTAGGATGTACCATGTCAAATGGTTTTGGTAGACTGTCAGCAACAGCATGTCTTGCTTCCAATCTACCTTTAGATAAGCAATCAACAAAACCTGTTACGAATACATCACCATCAATAAACACGGTGTTAGGAAATTGATCACCTGGTGGTCCTGATTTACCAGAACCTAATATATTTACGTCTCCCTCTACACTCACAGCACAACCTTTTATTTCAGGTTTGAATTTTTGTATATTCAGTCCCGTCCCTATATTAACATGACCTGCTGCTATATCACTATGCTCACCAAGAAACACAGGTCCTACTGCTGCAAGTGTACCCTCAAACTCCTTGTCACCGTCAAGTGTTTCTATTGATTGATCGACCTTCGGATCCTCAGGTCCTATGTAAACCTTTCCTGTGTAAAGGTCTCTCATCTGTGCCATAATTATCCTTTCAGAGTCTTAATTTGTCCATCTATATATTCTCTCATGAACGCAGGGCAGATCTTTGTTATGGGTTCATGTATTCTTACACATTGACCAACTAATATTGTCCATCCCTCAGAGTGTGTCAGTATTCTTTCTTTAGCATCTATAGTGATATTATCAGAGGTTATTATTGTATTGTTCTTTGCTTCCATTCTTATGTCATGATTTGCTAGAAGATCAAGACCATCTTCACTTCCATTTTCTGCTTTTATTATGATTTTATCTGCAGTTATTTCAAGTGTTTTGGCAACATCTATTTTCATGCTGCCCTCAGATTTTATGATAAGTGGAGCGTTTGGGCATACTTGTTTTATTGAAGATCCTTTTTTTGTGTTTTCTCCACCATCCTCACTTGATCTAAGATCAAACCCACCATCTCGAAATAGTCTCAAAGCATTTGTCTTACTTGCATAAAGACCAACATCCCTAGGTCTTAGGTCACCCTTTTTCTGTTGACCTATGGTAAGATGTCCACACTCACTATGCTGAATAATTATTGGAGGTACAGTCGATTTAGTTGCAGCTTCCTCAGGAGGCACAACAACTTCACTATTGTTATCTGTTGCATCTGTATTATTTACTTCAACCTCATTTGTATTTTCTCTACCAAGTGATTTATCTATTACTTCTTGATCTTTTTCTTCTACATCTACAATTTGATCAAGAGTTGTTAGAACATCTGTGATTCCTTTTTTATCTGTTTTTATTTCAACATCTTCTGCATCTTGACCATAGTTTATCAACTGATCTGTCGGGGTCATTGCAAGGAATTTATAATATTCGTCGTTAGATACCTCTACGTTATTGATGTATGACTTTTTAGTATCTTGATCAAAATATCCTTGAGCAACTTGATTTTTCTTTACTTTCTCACTACTAGATGATCCTTTGAACTTTAATTTATCTTGCCTATATTCTATTAAATTTTGAATACCATCCCACCTTTTATCTTTCCCTCTATCATATTGACTTTGCCTTTTTAATAATTCCTGTAATTCCTTATCATTGGCATAGATCTCAGTCATATCAGGACTGATATCAATACCACCCTCCATATTCCAATCATCCATATTTCCATAACCTGAATAACCCATTAGTAGAACCTCGGACAACTTATGACAGTAATGATTCGTGATTGAGGTACAATAGGATTAGTGTACTCCTCACGTTTCACAAATCTTGTTATTGGTCTTAGTATAGCACCTACACCTGTATTTGTCCTAACTCCTAGTTTAGGAATAGTAGAAAGACCTTGATCTAACGTGCCACTTACTCCTACAATTCTTCCATCTTCAATTTTAGGAACCATGGTTTGACCACTCTCACTCACTATAAGGTCACCTTCTTCATACCCTGCACCAGTGGTTATGATCTCAGCACCGTCAATGAATCCTATTACATCAACACCACTTGCATCAGCAACACTATCAGGTGCTAGGTAACCAGAACCAACATTATCAAATATTATATTAGCGACTTTATCTCCATCCATAATTGCTCTCCCACTTGCTCCCTTACCATTATCACAATCATCAATTACAGAGACATATGGTGCTTCGGTATATCCAATTCCAAAATCTGTCATCCTAACACCTATCACTTGACCTACTTCATTTACAACAGCGTCAGCAGCAGCACCTATACCACCTCCACCAAAAATTTCTATCCTTGGAGGATAACATGTTTTATCAGTGACATTACATCCACCCACTAATCCTTCTAGTGGAGATGAACCACTAAGTCCACCTATTTCATCAGATATACCACTAACATTGGGGAATGATAGTCCAACTAAACCTGTGAGTCCTCCCACCAATCCACTACCACTCAAGGTAGCAAATTTATCCAATATACCATCTAAACCAAGAATTTTTTTAGGATCAGGACCTGAGTCTGTGAGGAAATCTGGTACAAGACTACACTTTTGACCTTCACACTCGAATAAAGATAATGCTGCAGCAGATATTCCCATTGCTTTTGACATAATTCCTTGGAAAGAAGGCATTGCCATTCCAGTAAGTGCACTCAACCCTCCTAAAAGGGGTGCTAACAAACTACCTATTCTGAAGTTTAGCATTGACATCAACCCTGCCATGAATTGTTCAGCAGCACATAGAGGTATGTTCAATAAATTACCAAGCAATCCTTTCAAGAAACCACCAATCATATTTTTCAAACCATTCAAAATATTTTCGATTGCACAAAAAACACTATCTTTTGCTTTCTTCACCTCAATACTCTTGATAAGATAATCGGGTGATAGGAAATCTATAGCATCATCTACCTTTTTGTTTATGTCTTCAAATAATTTGAATCTAGCTCCCCTTACGATACCTGACATTGCTTGAGATATTTCATCAGTTGCTTTATCAATCTCTTCGTCTATGTCTACAATTTTGTTGAGTATTGGATCGATATATCCGTCAGAAAATTTCTCTAATTTGTTTACTTTTTCAAAAAACTTTTGCAATCCCTTTGCAATTCCACCAGATTTTTGCTGAGAGTTCTCACATTTATCTGGTGCTACTATAGCATAAGTTTTATTATCATAATAATGTTCAATTGTAGACTTTAGTTCATTATTTTGACTCCTTAGCTCCTGATTACTATTGATTATAATTCCAGAAGTTAGAGTTTTTTCTTGATTTTTTAGTGATATATGCTTTCCATTTTCAATATCAGTGTTTACAGCAACTGCTGCAAATCCTGAGGTACCATTTGCTATTGCATCTTTGAATGCTATAGGATCTTCAATGGCATAGTTAGCAAAGAATGCTCCTAAGATGACAGGTTGCTGTGCCTCCTCACCATCAAGGAAAAACCCAACAACCATTTCTCCACCTTGCAATGCAAATGAAGTACCAGTATTATTATTACCTGCCCCAAATTGGGGTGCTACAAGGAAGTGTGCCCATGGCAAATCTTCATCAGATATACCACCCTCATCTCCATTATCAGCAGGGTGGTATCCTAATATTCTTATCTTTGCCCTAAACCCATTGTTGAAATTCTGATTACTTTCTGTACGCCAGACTTTATCAGGGGCTACTTGTGCAATAAACCACTGAAATCCATCCTTACCAAGGAAGTCAATTTTTGAATGACGTGTCTCAAGCATCAGTCATCATATACCAGACACTCTGGTTCGTCGGGATGTAGGTCACAGAATACTTCTAAGACGTTAGGATCATGATGATCACCTGCCTTGATCTCATCTTTGTGATGCTCTGCATATGATTCTAAATCATGCAGTTCTTCTTCTGCATGTCTACGTGCTGCAGGGTTTGCTTGTGGATCGTCAAGGATTTTTTTATCCTTTTCGATATGATCTTCGATTGTTTTCATGTTACTCGTTTATGGTAAATGAATCTCTTACGAGAGATACACCTGTATAATCTCCAGAAGTGTTACCAAACTCATGAGATAATCTGGCAATCAAGTAAAAACCACTTTCAGTAGATTGTAAATCGGTGTCTTTATCTATATTTAGGTGGGGAAATTGAACCCTAATTACTTGACCTACTCTCAATGAGAGATTCATAGGGATGGTAAAATCTACCATCTGGGAGAATAAGGCAGAGTATCTAGCAGATGCTTGTGCCTGATTTTTCGCTTGATTTTGAGGTGTAGGTAAATCAGTTCCTTCAGGATTAGATGAAGTAGTCCCCTGATCTATTGTGCCAAGTATAATCCTAGAGTAGGGTTTAGCATATCCAGTAGGAGTTAGTTCCTCTGCATTTGATTTTTTGATCGCTGGATTATACTTGAAGTTGTAGAAGTGCACCTTCCTCGTTATGGAGTCATAATACCAGTTAGCAGTGCTATATGCACCAGATCTTAATTTTTTTATAAGATCATGACTCTCTTTGAATGCAGGGGAATTTACTATTTTGAAATTATTTCTTACATCAAGAGCATCCTTGTAAGGGGTCAATGTATATGTTTCATCTTTTGGAGGTAGACTCTTGTTATTCTTGATATCAAATAATTTGTCTATACTTTTGAAATTATACGAGTCAATCGTTTCATAGAAGAGATATCCAGCAGACCCACTATTACCACCTGTTGATACACCCACATTATCTGGTATCGCTTTTGGTGCTAGGTCAGCAATGACCTTGAATGGTCTACGATAATTACCATAGAAAGATGATTCGGTTGAGGTGCTGTCAACGTTTACATCTTTATCAACTTTTACTTTGTCTTTTAGTATAGACTTGACTGTCTTTGATATATTACCATCAAATCTCTCCCAAACTCTTGTAGTATGATTGGAGAATGTCCCTCCAGTCTCACATATAAGAGTATATACTTCCTTTCTTGCATCCATAGTTTTTCCAACTATGTTTGATATTACTCCTTTATATACAAATTCACCATCCTGACTTGGATGTTCACACTTCAATTCAATTGATGATCCACTTCTAATTGGTAATGAGTCAACTAAACCATTGACATCAGCGATTGTTATTTCAATATGATTAGAGGGATCTATGATGTTCTCGTAATATTTTACATACTTTATCTGACCAATCATATTCACATAATCCCCTTCTCTATCATCAGGAAATATATTGAGAGATTTTATCTTATGATTTTTTGTCCAAATAACGTTTTTGTTCATGTCGTCAATAAAGAAGTAATCTCACCATATTGAGAGAGTGCATCGAAGGTATTTCCCTTACCTATATTTACTAAAGTAACATTACTGCTAATCATGGAATCATTGTTACCTACAACTTTTCGACTATTATCCATTACCAAGTAATTATTTGTATTAGTGTTTTCAGGTTTGTCTATGGAAGCATCACTAAGATCCTTTTTAATTGGATTTATTTCTTTTATTTTTTTAAAAATTTTCTCAATCCTTTGTATCTGTCCAGGACCTCTGAAGGATTCGGGAAGTATTCCTTCCTTTGCCAATATTTTCAATTGTTTCATTATAAAATCAAATTCTTTTTTTGTTACTCTCAATTTATTACTAGGATCTGTCATCATGTCTGTGAAAGCATCTTGGAAACCCTCTATTGCTTCCCTAAATTGTTTCAAATTAGGTTTCGGCACTTCTGCTTCTCTCAATGCTCTTACAATAGTATCAAATACATCGTCAACCTCAGAACTCGCTCTGAATAATTTTTCTTCTACATTCAAATCATTTCCTTTTACTTTTTTCAACAAATCTTTGAATTCTTTATTTCCTCTTAGATAATCCAAGAGTTCTCCCATTTGCCTATTTTTTTCTTTCAAATTTTTTGGCATTCTTACTTTTGATGATTTAGAATCAAGACCTTTAGGATTCAATATAGATTTCTTCCCTCTAATTTGATTTACAAGTTTATCAATTTTATTTTCAAGTTGCAATTGTTTTAGTAACTTACTACCTTCAGTCTTTATATTACCTACCCTGCTTTTACCTGGCATATCTCTGCCTGGTAAGAGTTCATCACCTTTTATATTCTTGAAACGTCTCTTCAACCTTGACATTAGGTCATTCTTCCTGAAAAAATTGACAAGTTCAGATGTTTGATATAACTTTCTAAGTTTTATAATTATGGGGACTGTCGTTATTGCATCAGAAGGGTCTGATGGAACTAATAATGTTGTAAGACCCACTGCAAGACCTATCTTAGCAGCTTCCTCAAAGAATTTTCTTCCTAAAGATTTTTTAGGTTTCAAATCTTTTTTAGTAAATAATATTTTTGGTTTATCTTCAGGTTTTCTAAATCTACCTGGTCTTGGTAACTTACTTCTTTCAAATAATCCTTCATCTTCACTTTTCTTGACCAACACATCAGGTGCCATCATTCCAAATTTATCTAATAATCTATCAAAATCATCAAGTGCTCCAGAAAATAATGTTTTCTGAGTGCTTAGTATCGCTCTATCTTCCTCAAATTTCCTTCTCCTTTCTGCACCAGTGAATAGGTCAGCAATTCTACCACCTGCTAGACTTCCAATTATACTACCACCTATACCTCCAATTGCAGTACCTGCACCAGGTAATATTGCTGTACCTATAGCAGCACCAATTTTTGCACCACCTAAAGCACCTGCTAATCCTCCACCAGCACCTACACCTGCCTGTAAACTTGTTTGACCCTCTGCTCTTCTTCCTATAAAATCTAATCCAGTGCCCACTACGGCAAGACCTCTTGTAAATCTACCTGCTTTACCTAACCTAGATAAACCACCACCTCTAAGTGGTGAAATAGGTTTAGGTCTACCTCTCAATAAACCTCCACCTGCACCACCTCGACGCAATGTCCTAGAAAGTAGTCCACCACCAAGTAATAGTGAACCACCGATTGCTCCGCCTATATTTCCTTTGCCTTTACGTGCTGACGTTAGTGCTGTTAGGGTACGATTTCTATCTTCTACGAGTTTCTTCTTGACACTAAGTGATCTCTTCTCAAGTGTTCTTTCAAATGAGAAACTTTGAGATAGTGAACTTCTCAGAAGTTTGGATGTCTTTATAGACTTTAGTGCTATACTTTTGACCTTAGATTCAATCATGAGTTGAAGGCACCATAGTTTTTATAAGATGCAGAAATATCAAATAAATCGACATTATTATACCTAGTCGATACTGCCACATTAGATGTTTTTGCTGCTTCACCAGAAAATCCAGACGACTGTGGTTGTTCTTGCTCATTATTATTACTAAGATCTATTAGATTACTAGATGTATTATTACTTGTTGTTTTGACATTAGATTCTACAGTGTCTGAGAAACTGAGACTGATATCGTTTTTACTCTCACCAGGTTCAAAATTATTGACTACACTAGGATTGATCGTAAACCTACTATTATTCTTTGGTGATACAAAGATATCACCTTGAGTGAATGTAGTGTCTCCTTCAAGGGTTGGATTGAGAACTGTGCTTTCATCATTATATGCAATATTATCTCCTTCTATACCTGATACAATGCCCTCTATTCCTGTTACTTCAGCATTAGCAGTATCAAAAGTCGTTTCATTTTTATTTTCACTTTTTACATCACTTTTCAGTTGATCTATAAGTCTATTGTAATCTTTATCAGATAGTCCTTCTACTTGGAGATTATCTTTTTCATCCTCAAAAAATCTTTCATCAACAGATCCTTGTGCTGTTTCAGTCTTACCACCCAAACGATCAAGTATTCCACTGAATCTTGACAATAAACCTCTAAACCTGTCTACATCTGGTTTGTTTATAACTTCTTTACCTCTTATAGCTCTAGTTGCTACTGTTTGTCTTCTTCTATCAGCAGTGTTACCCGATTTTACGAGTGAAGGAATCAATAGACTAGCAGCGAGAGCAGCAGTAATTAGTAGAGGATTCTTGAGTTTTGATGCAGATCCAGCAGTCCTAGCGAGTCCACCTGCCCCTTTACCACCACCTATCAACCCTTTCAAAGCAAGCACATTTACAACTGCACCTGTCAAGAAATTGACTATCTCAGGTGTCATCAAAGCAGCAGCACCACCAAAACTTTGTGCTGCCCCACCAATATTACCTGTACCCAACTGACCTGCACCTAGTGCACCTAATAATGCTGCAGTTCGTGATCTCTCTCCAAAAAATGCTGCTGTCCTTATCTTACCAAGATTATCTGAATCTTCTTTGAGTATCTTAGACTCTTCTCTATAATACTTGCCTTTATCAGTTATATCTTTTCTTATCAAATCTTTCATATCATCTAGATTGGTGTTTATCACCTCTAGTTGTGATACAACCCTTGTTCCCAATGCATTTTGAGGTCTCTCTATTTTTGTAGATGGTTGAGAAAGTGAAGACAACCTATTAGCAAGGCTACTCATATTTCGCCCTATGGAGAACATAGGTGTTCTTGCTAGTAATCTTCTACCAGGTGTTTGCATTAGATGCTTCTCTTTGCTGTGCCTCTAGTTTTTGCTTCTCAAGGAACTTAGTCAAATAATTCACATATACATCTTTTTCCCAAGGAAACATATTTTCTATATCACTTAGTGACCACTTATGATGTTGTATTAGAGCAAAATTAGTCTCTAACATAGCATCAATGCTGGTATGATATAGCATTATGCGAAAAAATTCGCTAAACCCTCAATTACTACATCAGATTCAACTTTAGTCTTGGGATTTTTGACTTTTGTCTTATATTGCAACTTAGGCATGGTTGCAAAAAAGTTCTCGATCATATTGAATTGCTGTGAATTTAGTTGTTCAATAAATTTGACCAACTCCTTCTTAGTGCAATCTGAGGAATTCCATGCTTCATCAACAGTGAATATAGTATCAATACAATCGATTACAGCATCAAATGCCTTGTCGATTCTATCAACTCCATCAATCTCACTTACAGAAAAATTATTATCCAAGAACTGTTGCATTGATGGATATCTCATTTTGACATTTATATCATCATTTAGTTTTATCATATCAGAGTGACCTTCTGGCACCTCCAATTTGATGTCACTTAGTGATACAGTCAATGGGACTTTAGTTTCATTGTCGTCTGAACATGTAACTATCAGTTCTACAGATTCACCTATAGATTTGCCCCGAATATTTAAAAATAGATATTCTAATTCAAAACTAGGTAATTTTTCTACGTCTACACCACGAGTAATGATACAAGATTTCAAAACACTCTTTAGTGTGGCACTAATGTCAGCGTCAGAACCATTTTCTAAAGAAATTAGAAGAGTTTTCTCCTCTTTGACTAGAAATGGTCTGTATTTGACTTTCTTACCTGTTGATATAAGTTCCAATTCAAAGTTTGGAGCAATTACTTTTGGTAATGGCATAATATTAGATTCAGTGTATTTATTTAGACCTTATTCTATCACAGTTTCTATGAATCCACCACTAGAAATTATTTGAGCATCTCTTAGTGACTTACCAGTATCTTCAGCGATTGCTTTTGCCTCTTGCATATCCACATTCAATCCTCTGATTTTACTTGCATCAGACTCTCTGAGTATTGAACCCTTTCTGGATGCTCTTTGTGTGTGGAACTGTTCATATGCAAATGTAATAGTTGTTTTGATTAGTTCTGCCCTGCCGTATGCTAACGGTGATGCCACTATGTTAGTAGGGAAAGCATTCTTTATATGATAAGTCATACTACTAGGTAATTGATTATTGAACCTGCTGGTATCATTCAACTTACCAAACTCATCAGTTGTATCTCTACTGAAGGCAGTGATTTCCATATCACACTTGTATGAGTCAGGATACTTCATTCTTCTGTATGATGGTTTGGTGTTGACTCTATCCTCTGTGCTAGTACCAAAACCTCCACCATCAATACGAGTTGGTGATATGTACTCCATCCAAGCATTGAATACATCGTTTGTATAGTAGTCTGTCTGTAAGTAATAAGTTAGTATTATATCTGGAAATCTTCTGAAAGTTGCATATTTTTGTGATATACCCTGTCTCAAACCATCTACTGTACCTGCTTGTAGGTTAGAACCTGGTAAAATTGCTTCTGAGCAGAACAAAGCAAGATATGAACCAGGATTGAATGGTGAGTCGGGACCACCATTTTGATCATAAAAACCGTGAGAGTTTACAAACGCCTTCAGTTCTCTTGTTGAATCATTATTAAAATTTATCATCACGTCATAATTATTATTAAACGCAGGGGTAACGTTACCAAACTTAGTTGTTGGATCGGTGAGATCCTGTGTTGGTAGGTAAAATCGCCCCGATCTAAATGCTTCTGCTCTCTGTGCCATCTAAATATAGTATGTTACATACTATGTATGTCATATAAAGGTAAATTCAGACCAAAAAATCATAAAAAGTATTTGGGTGACTTCAGAGAGGTCATCTATAGATCATCATGGGAACTGAAATTCATGCAATACTGTGACACTAATAAGAGTATAGTCAAGTGGTCATCAGAAGAGATAGTAATACCATATAGATCACCTGTCGATAACAGGGTGCACAGATACTTTCCAGATTTCTATGTTAAATATAGAGATGTAAAGGGTAATTATCAAGAAAAGGTAATAGAGATCAAACCTGCAAAGCAAGTGAAAGAACCTAAGGTACAAAAAAGAAGAACAAAGAGGTATGTGTCTGAGGTGTTCACATATGCTACCAATAAAGCAAAGTGGGAAGCAGCAGAAGATTTCTGTAAGGATCGTAGATGGCAGTTTCAAATACTAACGGAGAAAGAACTTGGAATATAAAAACGTTTTTCCTACATCTACAGTAGTTGGATCACCATCACCAGGTAAAGTGATGATATTTCAATATACAGCGAAATACCGTGAATCGCTCCCTTTCTACGATAGAAACCCCTTATGTTATATTATCGCAGTACAAGGTCGTGCTTTTTATGGGTTAAACTTACACTATACAAAACCACAGAACAGAAAGGCGATTTTATCGTTTATTGACCAAGGTGGAGATTTTACTAAGTTGTCTGGATATAATAAATACCTAAGATCTTACGTACAGGCAACATTTTTAGACCTTAGTGCCTCTGACATGGAAAAAGCAGCAGAAATGGGTCTCGAAGATTTCGTAAACACTATCGGAGGTAGAGACATCTCCACATCACCCTTTCTACCAAGTTTTTACAAATGAGTATAGATACCAAAAATGAAAATAGTATATTTGACAGTGGTGAAACAAGCCGAACGATTCGCTATGATGTAACTATAACTGGAGAAAAGATAGGTGAATATAGAGAGCAAATCAACACATCACCTGGTGATGGCACTTTAGGACATACACTTATTATTGAGAGAAAGAATGAAGAAACTGGAGAATTTGAAGCAGTGATACCAGGTAATGATAAAGACTGGAAACAAATACAACTAAGCATAGAGAGAGATCAAAAACTGAAAGATGAAATCAATAGTTGGTATACTGAAGGAGGTTTGAAACCTAATTGGAAGGGTGAGTTTACAAATGATGTAGACAGTGAAGCAATTCTCAATACAACATTGTTGAATAAAGAGTTGATATCATCAGGAATGTTTGAACTGACAACCCAGTATGCAGAAATACCAGGTGACTTAGGAGGAGGTGATGGTGGTACTGCCTTTGCAGGTGATCTTTTCAATGATACTGTCGATTACAATGTTGATGAGTCTGGATTTGTTGATGGTGCAGATGATCAAACTGTGACTGCACAAAAAATATTTTCTAAAGGACCTTTCAGTGAAAACTTGGTATACCCCCAAGATATGCTTGTTGAATTTGGTGGTCAGGATTATATCTTCTTTGAACAATTTGAGTATGTGCCACCACAACCTAGCATAAACAAACAAATTAGAGCAGATCTAAACCCATCTGAAGGTGACGAAACAAAAGTTGCTAAAGTATTAGATAAAGGTGGTTTATCAAGAGGAACTAACTTAGCGACTGATTCTCAGAATCAAGAAAGAAGATTTGGTACATGTGCCCTACCAATACCTAATAGATTAGGAGTCAGCAATGGTGTAAGTTGGGGTGAGGGTAGAGCAAATGCAATTGAAATGGCAGCGTTTGGTGCAACTGCAGGTTCAGTAAAGAAAGTGATGTCAGAAGGTACTATATTACAAGTATTGAGAGATGGTCTAACACAGGGTACTGATACATTCAAAGAATTAGCAGGTCAATTCAAAGATAATGAAGGTGGTGCTACTGCTGCTAATTTGCTTAGTGGTGTATTGGCAAGATCAATTTTAGGACAAATTGGAATAAATGTTGATGTAGATCAATTTATCACTAGACAGACAGGACAAGCAATAAATCCTAATTTGGAGTTATTATTTTCAGGACCACAATTGAGAACTTTTAGTTTTGATTTCAACTTTGCACCAAATAATAGGGAAGAAGCAGTGATTGTTAGAAAAATCATGAGATGGTTCAGACAAGGAATGCTACCCAAGAAAAATGTGGTGGGTTCTGGATCACTATTTCTTGGTTCTCCAAATGTGTTCAGATTATGCTATAGAAACCATAATAGGAGAATAAAAGGATTGAATACATTCAAAATATGTGCATTGACTGCTTGTCAGATAAATTTCACACCAGATGGAGTTTATCAATCATATGAAGATGAAGCAGCAGCATCACAACCAGTGAGATCAACAATGGCACTCACATTCAATGAACTTACACCAATCTTTGCTAATGATTATAATTCTGACTTGAATAGTCAAGACAGTAGCATTGTTGACTTGGGAACTAACCTTTCTAATGACAATACCATCACAGACGACGACATAGGATTCTAATGAACTACTTCGATCTTTATCCAAACGTATTATTACCTTCTTTCTCAGATAAGAGAAATTCTAGTAAGGATTACGTTGCAATCACAAATTTATTCAAAAGGGCAAAAATCAGAGATGATATTTTTGAGTCTGTCAAAGCTTTTTACTCCTATATCATAGAAGGTGATGATAGACCAGATAATGTGGCAAATAAAGTCTACGAAAATGACAAGTTAGATTGGGTTGTGCTTATATCAAACAATATCCTTGATATAAAGAATGAGTGGCCAATGAACGGTTTTGACTTTCAGAGGTATCTTGATGCAAAATACACAAGAGACCAATTAGGCGAAATTCACCATTATGAAACAAATGAGATAAGAAATGAAGATGGTGGAATTATGCTTCAATCTGGATTGACGGTAGATGCTGATTTTACGTATTCTTACTCATATAAGAATAACAGGTATCACATCAATAGTGTCCAATCTGTGTCGTATATTGAATATGAAACCAAAAAGAATGATGATAAAAGATCTATAAATTTACTAAGACCCCAATATATCCCAATTATAATAGATGACATGAGAGATATATTGACTTACGAAGACAGTTCTCAATTTGTAACTAGAAAAATGAAGAAGGGTGATAACGTTAGGATTGCAGAACCCAGATAAAAAACCTTAGGGCAAAAAAATACCCCGAAGTTTTTTTCGGGGTTTTTTGAAACAAAAAGTCGATTTTGGTACAGGATTACTCCTCTGCTAATCGTTGGAAGTATGATAGTGCATCATCATCGGTGGGTGTAGCACTTGCAGTCACAGGTGTCTGTGGTGCAGTTACAATCTCCTCCTCTTCCGTTGCAACCTCTGCTGCTACTGGTGGACGTGATGTGTTCAACACACTATTCAATCTCTTCTCAAGATCACCATATGATTTGAACTGATCGGCAGCAGTGAATTCCTCTAAAGAATACTGCTTACCCCACAATGCTTCGAGAGCATCGTCATCATCAAGGAGTGCACTTGTAGCAGAGAACTCAGATGAATCGTAGTTACGATACCCTGCAACGTTCTTTGCTTTCAACTTAAAGTTGGCACCCTTCCAGAAATCAAATGGATCAATCGCTTCCTCATCCTCAAACTCAGGTTGCATTGCTGCTGTGAGTTTGTCAAAGATTTTCTTACCAAACTTGTATAAGAATACCTTTCCTTCATTCTCAGGATTAGTAGGATCTTTTACAACATAGATGTTGCTGATGTATGAGAGTTTTCTTTTCTGTTTACGTGCAAGATCTTTGTCTGCATCGTTGCCACTGTTCCATAGCAAACGGTTGTACTCTGATACTGGATCTTTACCACCAAGAGTAGTAAGACTGTTCTCTATGTACCAACCACCAGGTCCTTGGAAAGCATGTGACCATAC